AACCTGCTGGCGCGCGTCCTCAAAGCCGTGGCCAACGATCACACGCTGGCCAATCGATAGCAGGTATCTATGCCAATCCTTCTGCACGGCTGACACTGTCCCGCCCTTGGCGCGCTTCATCTCAACCCATAGCCCCCATTCAGGAACGAACAGGTCAGGCACGCCAGGCGAGACGCCTTCCAGCTTCAGACGCGCGCCAGTAGTCTTGCTACGCGCCTCGCCATTCGGGATCGCAAAGATGCGCACCGGCCGGTACGTCTGCCGGAACCAGCTTACGAACTCGCGCTGTTCGACGTGTTCGGACCTACCAGGCTCTGCGCTACCAACTGCGCCGCGTGACGTCAAAATACTTACCGTTCCGGCGGTAGCTGATCTCTTTCGGGCACGGCCAGCCCTGAAGTTCATCAATACCATTGTCCAACCCCGATATCGTCCCGTTAACCCGCGCAGCAATCGCCGCCAGCCTTTTCATTGCCATGTAGGTAGCGGAGCCGCCATGCCAGACAACGAAGTTTTCACGGATGACGGGCTGCGATAGCGAGCGGGGGTAATAGCGGACACTAAGCATCTTCTTCCCGGCGGCGCTTGTTTCGACCGACCAGTTCCAACTTGTCACCGGGATTGTCTCCTCCGCCGCGTCACTCAATATCGGGTCATCGTGTAGCTTCAGGCTTGGCGGCTTGCGCTCCCATACATGGCCGCATGTCGGGCATTCCATCACTGACAAGTGCACCAGCGTATCGCACTCAGGGCAGACCTTGACAGGCGCATCCCCTGTCTTCTGGCCTGGCTTGCGCACAACCGGATTGTCGAACGGCCCATGCGTCGAGACAATCCCGGCGAAGTCCAGCACAAGGCAATCCTTCTTTCCCTCTGCCGTCCGCGTTCCCCGACCCAGCATCTGCACATAGAGGCTGGTGGATAGCGTCGGCCGGCAGGCGGCGATCAGGTCCACGTTCGGCGCATCAAAGCCCGTCGTCAGGACATTGGCGTTGGTTATCGCCTGTATCTCGCCACGCTTGAACGCCGCGATGATGTCTGCCCGTTCCTCCGATGGCGTCTCGCCCACCACGGTTGCCGCTGTCACGCCTCGCCGCAACAGCGCATCCCGCAGGCCGTAAGCGTGCGCTACGGAAACGGCAAAGACGATCCAGCTTCGCCGATCGCCCGCGTGCTGGATGATCTCGGCCGCAACGTCGTCATTCGTCTTCAGGTCGTTCACGGCGGCGTCAAGGTCCGCCTCGACATATTCCCCGCCACGCCGCCGCACATTATCGAGGTCATACGTTGTCGCCGTGCGCTTGCACGTCAGCCGCGCAAGGTGCCCGCTCTTGAGCAATTCCATGTAAGTCACTGGAACAATCAAAGAGCTAAACAATGCAGGCGGGTCGGTGATCATACCATGCCCCAGCCGGTAGGGCGTGGCCGTCAGGCCAATGACACGCAGGGCGGGGTTGATCCTTGTCAGGTCGTCGATCAGCTTCCGATACTGCCCAGCGGCGCCCGCCGGGATGCGGTGCGCTTCATCGACTATCAGCAGATCGACATGCCCAATCTCGTCCGCCTTGCGCGCGAGGCTTTGCACGCCGCCAAACACGATTGACTGCGATGCGTCCCGCTGGCGCAGGCCGGCGGAGTAGATGCCCAGCGGCGCAGTCGGCCAATATTCGCGCATCTTGGACGCGTTCTGTTCGATCAGTTCTTTCACATGCGTCAACATCAGAATGCGCGTCTCAGGCCACTCGCGCAAAGCTTCCTGGCAATAGGCGGCGATCACATGCGACTTCCCGGACCCGGTTGGCATCTCAAGAACGGGATGCCCCTCCGGGTGCCGGGTGAACCAGTCGTTCAGCATGTCGATGGCGCGCTGCTGGTAATCCCTTAACATCAGAAGGGAACCTGTGAGTTGATCAGGTCAAAGCTGGTGCGGGCGCCCGTCTCCGGGTCGCCATTCCTCTCAACCTTGTCTTCAATCTTCCAGACGCCCGTCACGCCGTCGTCGCTTTCCATCATCTCCCACGGCACAAGGTCCGGGTGCAGGACATGGCTAGTGCAGCCTTTGCGCTGCGCAGGCACGGGGATGACATCGTCAAACACGCCGCAATGCCAGTAGCCGTCAGGCCGCGCCGTGGAATGCGCACACGTCCGGCAATTGACCTCGCGCGTCAGCTTTGTCTGGTGGCAGAATGTATAAGCCGGGCAGAACTTGCATTGATACCAGGCGGGGCTGGCGCTTGCGACAGGCTCCGGCATCCTGTCGCTTTCGCTGATGCGATGGCCCCGCTCTATCGCTGCCGTCGCTGCCGCCTTGTCATAGTGGATGCGCTCAACGTGCAGGCGGTCATCGTTCTTGTTGACGCCAACATACAGCGCCCGATCCAGCCCCGCGCCATGCATGTAGACTTGCATCTGGACCCAGTGCATCGGCTTGGCCTTGGCTACACCGACCTTCTCAAGCTCCGCAAAGCTCTTTTCGTTGTGCGTCTTGAACTCGGCGACGTGCTGCGTCTTTGGCGCTTCGGGAATGTTGGACACGATGGCGTCCGCCGATCCGGACAGGTGGCCGCCAAACGTGAAATGCGCCTGCGTGCTTTCAATCTTGACGCCAGCCAGCTCAAGGTCGGCAAGGATCGTATGCTCTTCCATCTGCCCGCGCCGGAACAGGCGCAGCATCCGGCCTTCGTGTTCTTCGATGACTGCCCAGCGGAATGACAGCCACAGCCAGCGGTCGCATGGGTGGCCGAGCGCGCTTGCGCCCATGTGGGGGCGGGGCAAACGCCCCGCCGCCTCTGCATGGCGCTTGTCGATCAGTGTAACCAGACCATTCTGAGGCGGCGGGATTTGCATCAGCCTTTCCTCCACGGCGGTGCTTTGGCGGCAGCGGGTTTCGGTGCGTCAGGCTTCGCAGCCGCCGGCGTCCCGCCGCCATGCTTCCACCCGCGCACTTCGTTGCGGGCGGCGTACTCGCCTTCAGCGGCTTGCACGTCCAGCTTGATCTCGCACGTCCCGCCGATGAGCTGGTCCGTGTCCTGTATCTCGGCCAAACCGATTGCGCGCATCAGCTCGCCAAGTTGCTGGCGGCCGATCTGTTCGGCCTTGGCGTTCGGATTGCGGATGTTGAGGTTGCCGAAGATGACGCGGCCCTGGTGGCTGGGGCCGACGATGTCGTAACGCACTTTAATATACTGACCGTTTCCGGCTTTGGTCGCCTTGACCTCGGCGGAGTGGATGCGCGCGGCATACCAGCCTGGCGGGACAGGATCGTATGAGCGGTCGCTTTCTGGAAGCGATCCGATGCTGATGGTTTCATCAAGTCTCATGGTTAGTTCCCATCTTTTGTGATTGAGAATGACGCGCGGCCGGGCGTCACGGTTATGGCTTCAGACAAGACGTCGGTGATGGCGGGTGCCGCCGCTTTCCACAGCGCCATGTTTACTTCAGGCTTCCAGCGGAACAGTTGGCCAAGATGCGCAGTCAGCCCGCGCGCCTCTGCAACTTCCTGCAGTTTGTCGCCGTCAATCTTCCAGTTATCCCGCGCCGTCAGGCGGACCTTGTAGCCCGCCCATTCGATGCGCTCCGTCGCCAGCATCTCGTCTTCAATCTGCCGGCGGCGTTCAGTCCATTCAGTTTCGGCTTGCTTCGCCTCAAGCCAGAGGGCGGCGAGGTTGTCTTTCTTGAGCACAAATGGAGGTAGGCGGCTCATTCATTCCCCCTGTATCTTGGCAATGATCGCCCCAAGGTCGGGCGCTTCCCATGCGTCCAGCCGCCCAGAGCGATCCTTAGCCAGCCAGAGGCCGTCGCTGTCACACATCAGCCCGCGCTGCGGCACGCCTTCGGCGTCCTTCTCGACGCGCAGCGCCAGCACTTCATCAAAGAAGTAGGGAAGCTGCTGGCCGGATTTCTGGCCCGGCATGGATGGCGCGTACATGACGCGGCCCATCTCGTCCTGGCTTTTGTCGAGCTTCGCCGACATGTAGACATGCTTGCCCGGAAGGTCGCGGAATGCGCGAATTATATAAGCCATCGCTTCCTGCATCGCGCCGTAAGCTTGGCGCGGGTCTTTTGCGATGCGCTTTTCGTCGCCAAGCACGACCTCTGCGATTTCGCTGATGCTGTCCAGCGCGACAGACTGATAGTCCGCCGCCTCCGCTGACGACGCCAGCCAGTCGCGCGCATCAGTCAAGTCCGCAATGTTGCCGATCTCGATATAGGCAAGGTCAGCGCCCGCAATCGACAGCAGCCCAGCTTCGGCTGACAACGTGATCGGGTTGGGGAGTGTAGGGATTAACGAAGTCTTGCCCGCGCCAGCTTGTCCGTACACGAGCAGCTTGACGCCATCGGTCGCAAGCGCGCTGGTGCGCTTAAGGTTGATTGCCATGTGTCTCTTCCTGTTGCGTCCAGTCGGTTGATCCGGTCGGACAGGATTTAATTTGCACGAAATGCACGAGCATGCAACCCTGATTTAAACGGGAGACGGAAATCATGGTGGATGTGACCCATATCTTTGGCGGACCCTGGCGCTTGCCGACTGCGGTGGCGCTCGAGGACCAGGTACGGCAGGCGATGGCGTCGGCTGGCGTGACGCCGCCTGCGACAATCGCACTTGATGGCAAGCTGCATCGCTATCAGACGGGGAGCAAAGGCCAGCCGGGGCATGACAAGCCGGGCTGGTATGTGTTCTTCCCTGATGGCGTGCCGGCGGGCATGTTCGGCGACTGGCGGACGGGTGTCAGCAATACGTGGCGCGCGGACATTGGCCGCGAGCTGACCGGCGAGGAGCTGGCGTCGGTTGCTCGCCGGCAAGCCGAGGCACGGACAGCGCGGGACGCCAAGGCATCAAGCGCGGCCGACAGTGTGGACCTGATCTGGTCGCAGGCAGGACCCGCCAGCCCTGACCATCCTTACCTGATGCGCAAAGGCGTTGGCGCGCATGGCCTGCGCATCACAGGCGACGGCCGCCTGATGGCGCCCCTGTTCAACACGGACGGCACGCTATCCTCCCTCCAGTATATCGACGCCGAGGGCGGCAAGCTTTACCACCCCGGCGGGGCAACAGGCGGCAAGTATTGGAGCGTCGGGTTACTTGAGGGTGACCTGATCTACATTGCGGAAGGTTTCGCCACGGCCGCCACCATCCACGAAGTCACCGGCAAGCCCTGCGTCGTCGCATATAGCGCATCCAACCTTGTCCCCGTGACAGGGGCCGTCGCCGCCTCCCATCCGTCTGCCCGCCTCGTTATTGTCGCCGACAATGACGCAAGCGGCGTCGGGCAGCGTTATGGCGAGCAGGCATCCGCCCGGCATGGCGCCAAGCTGATCCTCGTCCCTATCCTTGGCGATGCCAACGATTACCGCGCCGCCGGCCATGACCTTGCGGCATTGCTGAACCCGTCTGTAGACCAATGGCTAATCCCTGCGGATGACTTCAGCGCACAGCCCGCGCCGATATCCTGGCTGGTCAAAGGCTGGCTGCAGGATCGCGCGCTAATCATGGTCCACGGCCCGTCAGGCGGCGGCAAGACGTTCCTCGTTCTTGACTGGGTCCTGACAATGGCCTCAGGGGCTCGTCAGTGGAACGGCCGCAAGGTCCGTCCCGGCCCGGTCGTCTATCTCGCCGGCGAGGGCCACCAAGGCCTGCGCGGGCGGGTGGCGGCGTGGAAGCAGCACCACGGCGTGGCGTCCTTGTCGATGTGGCTGTCCAAGGGCGGCTGCGACCTGAACACCCGCGACGGCCTGCGGCGCGTCACTGACGCTGTCCGGGAGCTTCCTGTTACCCCTGCCGTGATCGTGGTCGATACCCTGCACCGCTTCCTGAACGGGGACGAGAACAAGGCGCAGGACGCCAAGACCATGCTCGACGCCTGCGCGGAGTTAATGGAGGTCTTTTCCTGCGCCGTCGTGCTTGTCCACCATACTGGCGTGTCAGACGAGGCCCAGCACCGGGCGCGGGGATCCTCCGCCTGGCGCGGGGCGCTGGATATCGAAGTATCCGTGGTCCCGCAGGACAACGGAACCATGCAGGTTGTCCAGCGCAAGAGCAAGGACGCCGAGCTGGCCGAGGACATCACCGTTGAGCTGATGTCGGTTCCGATTGTTGGCTGGCTGGACGAGGATGGCGAGCAGGTGACTAGCGCAGTCGTCTCCCTCAGCGAGCGCCAGCATCAGCCCAAAGGACACCCCAAGGCGGGGCAATACCAGCAGACATTCCGGCGCGCATGGGAGCACGGCGGATGTGTCTGGCGGGATAGTCTTCCCTTCGTTGACAGGGACGCTTTGCGTGAAGTTTTTCTAATAGATGGAATATCGGAAAAAGCCGTCCGGAACTACCTAAATCCCAACGCCGATCACAAGCCGGTCAGCGTCCTCATACAGTCGTCCTACATCGCACCGACACAGGGCGGCTGGCACATCGTGCAGGCGGAATGGGTGGCGCAACTCAGGATGGTCAGAAGCGCACCTAGTGCACCTGAGCGCACCTAGGTGCACTGGTGCGGGGTTGGCAAAAAGCTAGCAAAATCAGGAAAGGGCCGCACCGCACCGCACCTACTACCTTTAGGTAGGTGCGACTGGTGCGCTCCTGATTGCAGCTTGCTGGTTTTCGGTTGACCACACGCGGCAAGCAATGCACAACGCTCGCCTGACACGAGAGGAGACCACTCAATGACCGAAGCCGAAGCCATCATGGAATTTCGTGAAGCGTCCGCCGCTGTCCGCCGCGCCTTTGGGGCGCGAGACGATGCCCGCGTGGATCAGATCCTGGCAGACACCCGTATGGGCCAAGCCACAGTAAATCTATCAGATGCCCAGGCACGCTTGCACGCCGCCGACATTGCGCTGCAAGCCGCCCGCGCCGAACCGCCAGCGCCCGCCGACATCGACGTGACGCGCAATCCCGTCATGTTCGGCGTGACGTTTGATGAGATCCCCGCTGTCACAGGCCCGAACGGTTCAGACGAGGCCCCCTACTGATGGGCGACGTGGTCAAGCTTATTGTTCCCAGCATGTCTTCGGATGGCATCCTCGCCGCAGCCAAGGGCAAGCTTGCAAGCGCCATCGTCCTTGGCTTCGATGCGGACGGAGCAGAATGGATCACGTCCAGCACCAGCGATGTCGGCGTGATCCTGTACCTGCTCGAGCGAGCCAAGGCCGCCGCAATGGCGTCCGTGACGTTGACAGACGCGGCGGGTTAGGTAGATTTTCCGTGTCGGTGCTGACCGACGAGGGGTCCACCCGTCAGAGTAGATTGAACCCTAGCTCTGGCGGGTCCTTCCCCATGCACGCATCCATAGTCCAGCGGTTGTTCTATCCCCACATCGTCGATGATGCTTTTATCGACGACATTGTCGCCCACGTCATCGAGACAGTCCGCGAGCTGGACATCTCAGACCTACGCCGACGCAAGGCCCAGCGCCTGATCGAGGCTACAGCCTGCAAGGCAGTCGCGGAGATGTGGACCGCAGCTTTCCGCAAGACGTTCAAGCCGACCCGGTCATGGCCTCAAGCAACCGCCATCCTGCTTGACAATCCGCGACGCGTCGTGATTGAACTCTGGATTGGACACGAGTATCACAACGCCGACATTCCGGACCCTATCGAGGTATTCTTTGATGGCGAATAAACCCGGCCTCTACGCAAACATCCACGCCAAGCGCGCACGCGGCGAAACGATGCGCAAACCCGGAACCAAGGGCGCACCTTCCGCTGCGGCATTCAAGGCTGCGGCCAAGACTGCCAAGAAGACTAAACGCTAAATAAATATCAAAGCATTCACAATGGGCGCAGGTGGAAGAAGACCGGGAGCGGGAAGGCCTAAAGGTTCGGTCAGCACGCAGACCAAAGCCTTCAAGGAAGCCGTTGAGATTGCATTCTCCGAGCTTGGCGGTGTGAACGGTCTGGTTGAGTGGGCAAGGACAAACCCCGACGCGTTCTACAACGGCATCTTCCCCAAGTTAGCGCCGCTTCAGGTTCATCACAGCGGCGATGACAGCAGGCCAGCAATCCAGATCGATCACGGCATCGCCGGCCAGCGCGTCAAATCCCTGCTTGACCAGATCACCAGCAAATGACGCAAAGCGTAGCCGAGCGCCTGGCATCCCTGCCGCGCGATGAACGCAACGCCATTGTGGACAAGCTGACGCCAGCCGAGCAGGCCGCGCTGCTGTATGACTGGCGAGACTTCCTAGCCCGTCCCGAACAGATCAGCCCTGACGGTGATTGGGATATCTGGCTGATCCTCTCAGGCCGTGGATGGGGCAAGACAAGGACCGGCGCTGAATGGGTCAAGGAAGCCGTCGCCAAGGGCTACAAGCGCATCGCCCTGATCGGTGAGACAGCAGCCGACGCGCGTGACGTCATGGTGGAGGGCGTCTCCGGCATCCTGTCAGTGTACCCTGAGCATGAACGCCCGCTTTATGAGCCATCCAAGCGCCGCCTGACGTGGGCCAATGGGGCGGTTGCCACTACGTTCAACGCCACCGAGCCTGATCAACTCAGGGGTCCGCAGTTTGACTTGGCGTGGTGCGATGAGCTCGCCAAATGGCGCTACGCCCGCGAGACATGGGACCAACTCAGCTTCGGCCTGCGCCTTGGCGATCATCCTCGCGTGCTGGTGACGACCACGCCAAGGCCTGTCGAGCTCGTGAAGGCCATCGTGGCGGGCAGCGAAGGCAAAGTCCACATCACGCGCGGGACCACGATGGACAACCGGTCTAACCTGGCCGCCAAGTTCCTCGAGAAGATCCAGCTACGCTATGAAGGCACGCGCCTCGGCCGGCAGGAACTCAGGGGCGAAATCCTCGGGGACATTCCCAACGCGCTGTGGACCTACGGCCAGATCGAAGCCAGCCGCGTCAGGCAATGCGACCAGCTCAACCGCGTGGTTGTTTCCGTTGACCCTGCGATAAGCAACAACGAGGACAGCGACGAGCACGGCATCATCGTGGCTGGCGTCCATCACAAGACGCAGGAAGCCTATGTGCTTGAGGATGGTTCAATGCAGGGTAGCCCGATGGAATGGGCGAGGCGAGCCGTTAACCTTTACGATACCCACAACGCTGACAGCATCGTGATCGAGGTCAACCAAGGCGGGGACATGGTGGCGCAAACCTTGCGAAGCGTGCGGAACAACGTTCGCATCAAGGAAGTCAGGGCCACGCGCGGCAAGCATGTCAGGGCCGAGCCTATCGCCAGCATGTATGAACAGGGCCGGGTGCATCACGTCGGCAGCTTCCCGCAGCTTGAAACGCAGATGACCCAGATGACGACCTTTGGCTATGAGGGAGCGGGCAGCCCTGACCGGGTCGACGCGCTGGTGTGGGCGATGACTGACCTGTTCCCCAGCATGGTTGCCAAGACGGCTGCACAACGCCCCACAAATAGAATTGTTCCCATCGTGACACCTATGGCTAGATAGGTTACGCAGCAAATCATGGGGCGTGAAACCAGAGAGGCGAGGCTGCAGCGCATCCATAGCGATGCCATCGCTGAGTTTGACGGCATCCAGTCAGCCATGAAGGACGAACGGCAGCAATGCCTTGAAGATCGTCGCTTTTACTCGATTGCCGGCGCCCAATGGGAAGGCAACCTATCCGAACAGTACGCGAACAGACCGAGATTTGAGGTCAACAAGGTCGCGCTGTCCGTCATGCGGATCATCAGCGAATACCGCAACAATCGCGTCACGGTTGACTTTATCCCCAAGGACGGGAGCACCAACGTCAAGCTCGCTGATACGTGCGATGAGCTTTACCGCGCCGACGAACAGGACAGCCAGGCGGATGAAGCCTACGACAACGCATTCGAGGAAGCCGTGGGCGGGGGCTTTGGTGCATGGCGCCTTAGCAACCAATACGAGGACGAGGGCGACCCGGAGAACGAAAAGCAACGGATCGTGTTCCAGCCGATCTTTGACGCTGACACGTCCGTCTTCTTTGACCTGAACGCCAAGCGCCAGGACAAGAAAGACGCCGAGTGCTGCTTTGTCCTGATATCCATGACACGCGCCGCCTACATGGCGACGTTCGATGACGACCCTGCGTCATGGCCAAAGACCATCCAGTTTGTGCAGTTCGACTGGGTAACGCCCGATGTGGTGTACCTGGCCGAATACTACGAAAAGGAACAGGTCAGCGAGACGTTGCGCATCTTCCGTTCGCTGGATGGTGAGGAAACCAAATACACGGAAGCAGACTTCGAGGACGATCCCGACCTTGAACAGATGCTGCTGTCAACCGGCAGCGTCGAGGTCAGGCAGCGCAAGATCAAGCGCCAGCGTGTCCACAAGTACCTGATGAACGGGCAGCGCGTGCTAGAGGATTACGGGCTCATTGCAGGCTCTGAAATCCCCATCATCCCTGTCTATGGCAAGCGGTGGTTCATCGACAACATTGAACGCTGCCAGGGCCATGTCAGGCTGGCCAAGGATGCGCAGCGGCTGAAGAACATGCAATTGACGAAGCTGGGCGAGATCAGCGCGTACAGCACGGTTCAGAAGCCCATCTTCACGCCTGAGCAGGTCGCCGGCCACGAAGTCCTGTGGGCAGAGGACAACGTCAAGCGTTACCCGTACCTGCTGGTCAATCCCGTGACCAATGCGGACGGCGGTGAGCAGCCGATGGGCGCGCTGGATTACACCCGGGCGCCGGAGATACCGCCTGCAATGGCGGCTCTGTTGCAGATCACTGAAACCGACATGCAGGAAATCCTCGGCAACCAGCAGCAAGCCGAGATCATGCAGCCGAACATGAGCGGCAAGGCGGTAGAGCTGATCCAGAACAAGCTGGATATGCAGACCTTCATCTATCTCAGCAACTTCGCCAAGGCCGTGAAACGCTGCGGCGAAGTCTGGCTATCGATGGCGCGGGAAATCTACGTCGAGCCTAACCGCAAGATGAAGGCCATCCAGACCACGGGCGAGCCGCGCACGGTCGAACTGGCCCGGCCGATGGTCAACAAGGAAACCGGGGCCATTGAGACTGACAACGACATCGCAGACGCCAAGTTCGATGTGGCCGTTGACGTTGGGCCAAGCACGACCAGCCGCCGCGCAGCCGTCGTCAGGGCAATCACCGGCATGATGCAGATAACGCAGGACCCGGAAACGCTGCAAATCCTTGGCGCGCAAGCTATGATGAACATGGAAGGCGAGGGCCTGTCCGAGATGCAGCAATACTTCCGCAAAAAGCTGCTGAAGCTGGGCGTGCTGGAGCCGAACGAGGAAGAGGCCGCCGCGATGGCCGAAGAACTGCAAGCGATGCAGGACCAGCCCGACCCGCAGAAGGAACTGTCCGACGCGCTGGCAAACGAAGCGCGGGCCAAAGCCTCGCTCGCTATGGCGAACACTGAGAAGTCGCTTGCGCAGGCCGAGGAAAGCCGCGCCAACACCATCGTCAAGCTGACTAGCGTGGGGATGGACGAGGACGCGGCCGCCAGCCCGCAAGCGCCGCCCCCGCGCGACGAGAAGGCAGAGCTGGAACTTGAAGCCCTGCGCCTTGAGAACCGCATGCGCAAGAACAAGGCCGACGCAACCGACACGCAGATCGAGCAGCTACGCGCCGAGCGCGTGACGAATGACACCATGGTGCAGGCCAGCGAGGCGATGCAGCAGGCTGTGATCGGGCTGAGTGAGAGCGTCTCTGTGATCGGCAACGCGGTCGGCCAGATGAGCGAAGCCGTGGGCCAGTTCGCGCAGGTGACGAGCCAGAACGCAGACAAGGCAATCGCTGCGCTGTCGCGTCCCAAGCGTGTCGTGCGCGAAAAGGGCCGGATATCCAGAATTGAAACTGAAGGCAGCGAATAATGGCCGCAGGTAACTGGATCGTATTCAACAGGGCCAAGCTGAAGCTGGCGAATGGGACTTTCGACCTTGACACGCAGACATTCAAGATGGCGCTGACCACGTCATCGCAGGCGCTCGACGCGACCTTCGTCGGCGGGTCTACTGATTGCCGGTACGCGGACCTCACGGCGGAAGTGGTCGGCACAGGCTACACCGCAGGCGGCAAGACGCTGACCGCCACATGGACGCAGGCGGTCGGCACGATCACATTTGACGTGGATGACCAAGCGTGGACCTCGTCCACCATAACGGCCAAGTATGCGGTGATCTACGCCGACAATACCAACGACGACTTGTTGTGCGTTGTGGACCTGGACACGGGCGGCGGGTCAGTCAGCACAACGGCCGGCACGCTTACGATTACAATCAACGCCTCTGGCGTCTTCACGCTGGCATAAGGGACAGACCATGCAGCAGGGATATATCGCGACCCTCCTTAACTCGATTGCGGACGGCTCGGCGCTCACCAACACCACGACGGCAACGTCGATCCTGCCGGTCATCGCCAAGCCGACGCTTCCGGCGAACTACCTGTTCGCGGGCAAGATGTTCCGCGTTCGTGCGTCGGGCAGGATCAGCACGGTTGTCACGACGCCGGGAACGCTGACGCTCGATTTTCGCCTGGGTTCGGTTAGCGTCTTCTCGTCCGGCGCGATGTCATTGAACACAACGGCGCAGACTAACGTCGGCTGGATATACGATGCAATGATGACAGTTCGCGCTGTTGGTGCGACCACGACTGCCAACATTCTGGGTCAGGGCATGTGGATCAGCCACGCGGTTATCGGATCGCCAGCCCCGACAGCGGGCGGCGCGGGTGAGCACGTGTTGCCATACAACGCAGCCCCCGCAGTCGGCACAGGCTTCGACAGCACCGCAACGCAGCTCGTTGACCTGTTCGCGACGTGGTCGGTAGCCAACGCGGCGAACTCGATCACTTGTCACCAATTTTTGATAGAAGATTTGAACTAGGTCATGCCCCGCATCGGCTCACTCACGCAGCGACCGCGTCAGATGACGCGCTTCGGCGCGAATATGTGTCCGATGACCAACACGGGCCTGACCACACTAGGCGCGAACGGGGGGATGGAATACATTGAATTAGGCCCGCGCCGCGTTCCTATGGGCGGCATCGGGCATTCGCTGTTCTCAACGCCGCTACTCAAAAAGCCGACGTTCACAGGCACGTTCTCGCTGTCAGGCGTGACGCGGGACAGCGCAGGGGTGGCGCTGGCCAATTGCGTGGTGGACCTGTTCCTGAATTCAGAGGACACGCTTGTCGCAACAACCACGTCGGACGGATCGGGGAATTACAGTTTTATCGTAAACGGCAATTCTCAGACCTATTTCGTGAGGGCCTACAAGGCCGGATCGCCTGACGTTGCGGGCACGAGCGTGAACACCCTGACGGCTGTCTATCCGTGAGTGACGTTCGGCTATTTACGGTTCCGAGCGATGCCAACCAGAACGACGTCCGGCTCTATCCTGGCGTTGTAAACACCACGCTGACGCCTGAGCGCGGCCTGTTGACCCTGACCGGCTTTGCGTCGGCGGTTGTCGCTAGCGCCCTGCTGACGTTGGGTGTCGGATCGCTGACGCTGACCGGCTATGCGCCGACGGTTACAACATCCGTAACGCCGGTAAACGTGACGGTGACGCCCGGCGCTAGCGCGCTGGCCTTGCAGGGCTACGCCCCCACGGTCGCAACATCAACCAATGTGTCCGTGGCGACAGGCTTGGGCGCGCTATCCCTCACCGGGTACGCCCCCACGGTAACCGCAAGCGCACCGCAAATTGTCGGCGGCGGCGGGCCGGGCAATCAGGGCCAGAGAGCGCCCCCAGCCAGGCGCAGCCAGGCGCACGAATGGGAGCTTGAGCTACAGCAGGCTGCGAGGCTGGCGTCGATTGCAAAGGAATTGGCGACCTCTGATCGCCCGCAGGCCCGGCGGATCGCCCGGAAGCTTGAAGATTACACCGGCGACGTCAAACAAGCCGAAAGCCTGCGCCGTGAGCTGGCAAAACTTGAGGCGGTGCAACGCGAAAAGCAGTTTCGCAACGAGATCGAACGGCAGAAAAGTCAGGATCTGCAGGACGCGGCGCGGGAACTGGACGCCATACTGGCAGACGATGAGGACGCGTTGGACCTGTTGATGGCAAATTATGACCTAGAGGCAGATTTGCTGTTGTCCGTTTTTGGGATAGGACGATTGATTTGAACGGCCAACCAGTCAGCCGTCACAAATGACTGAGAGGAAAGCGCATGATGTTTGAACCAGACGAGAAAGAAGTCATTGACCTGGCGCTGGCGGACGAGACGTCCCCGGCCCCCGTTGCGGAGGGCGAGACGCCCCCAGCGGAAGCGGAAGAGACTGAGCTTGTCGTCAGCATCGGCAACGAAGAGCCCCAGCCCGATCCGGTAGCCGAGGAAGCTCGGCAGGCACCGGAATGGGTCAAGGAACTTCGCAAGCAGAACCGCGAACAGCAGAAGCGTATTCGTGAACTAGAACGCAGTATGCAGGCGCCGGCCGCGCAGGGTGAGACAAATACCGCCCCGCCAAAGAAGCCGACGCTGCAAGATGTGGACTATGACACAGGCGCTTACGAGGCAAAGCTCGATGACTGGTACAAGGCGAAAGCCGCGTATGACAGCCAGGAAGCCAAACGCCAGCAGGAACGGGATGCGGTCAAGGGAGCATGGGAAGCCAAGCTCACCGGCTACAATACCGCCAAGGCAGAACTCA